TGATTCTTGCCATGGCTAAGAGCTTGGGGCTAGCTCAAGGAGCTGCTGAAATGGTCAACTCTTGCCATATCAAAGCCTGTCCGTTTGCTGGCAAGCTTGATCCGACTTATTCAATCGAAGCGAACAAAGAACAAAGGAAACCGAAACTATGAAAAACCTATTCAAAAACTGGAAAACAACTCTCGCCGGAATCGTGACCAGCGCATCTGTCATTGTGCCCGTGCTCGCTCCACAATACGCGCCGATCGCCAAACAGATTTTTGGGTTAACCGTCGCTCTTGGGTTGATCGCTGCCAAGGACGGCGATAAGACAGGCGTATGACGCTTGTCTCCGTAATCCTTGGAATTTGCTTTGCTGTAATCTCAATCGGTATGCTTGGCTTAATCGCCTTGTTCTTTGCTTGTGATAAGGCGGCACTTTATGAGCAATCAAAGCGCCATGAGAACAAAGAGAACCATTGAGAATCTTGGCAGTCTAAACAAGAAGGCGCTGGCTAAGCTGGAGCCTTTTGTTGCTGCCGCTGAATTGGCAATGTCCGCTAAAGGTGTGACTGTGGAGGTAATCTCTGGATTGCGCTCGTGGTCTGCTCAAGCTGCTCTTTATGCGCAGGGCAGAACAAAGCCTGGGCGCAAGGGTGGCTTTGGCCCTGATAACTGGGTCACTAAAGCTCGTCCTGGCTCAAGCTGGCATAATTACGGCCTAGCCATTGACCTTGGATTGTTCAAGAATGGCGTTTACCTCGATGAAAAGAGACCCGCTGAAGCCGATAAGCTTTACGCTGAAATCGGCGCTCTAGCTGGAAGGCTTGGCATTGAATGGGCTGGCAATTGGAAGAGCTTTCAAGAAAATCCACATTTTCAAATAACCTTTAGGCTTACGCTAGCGCAGGCACGCGCCAAGATGGAGAGCAACGGGCAGGATATTCAGAAGCTAATTTAAGTCTGATACAAATAAATAATATATTTGTTTGACGGATTAAAAGTCGTGTGATTATAGTGGCGTGTCATTAAGACAACATCACATAATGAACATCACCGCAAAATACTGGCAAGACAATAAAGGCAATCTACGCAAGGCGAAAAAAGTTAGCATTGGCTACGCTGGCGGAGGTGACTGCAACACCATTCGAAACTGGGTTCGCCGCGAATACATGCCGATCATTTTTACAGGCTCAAAAGATGAGGCTGAAAAAGTAGTTCAAGAACTTGGCGGTGAAATGCTGGCTTAATTAATTCTAGGGGGCCGCATCCTACACGCGCTTTTATTATGACAACCCAAATAGACATACCCGACGCCTTGCATACGCAGGCCAAAACATACGCCGCACAAAACGGCACCACGCTTAAAGCTTTGGTTAATGAAGGGCTTTCGGAATTGCTCAAGCGTAAATTTCCAGCTACTCCAAAGCGGCTCAGAAAGGGGGAGCGAGTATGAGCACACCACAAATAAACGACGGAGGCTATATTCACCCAACTCCAATGGTTGTCACACCTACAGGCGAGTTGATGGCAACCACTTGCTACGGTTCCTTTGGCGGCATGACTCTCCGCGACTGGTTCGCAGGGCAGGCTTTGATTGCTCTACCTCATCGCGGCTGCGGTGCAGATCTTGACCATTATGACACTGCTCAAGCTGCCTATCAAATCGCAGACGCCATGATCAAAGCACGGGAGGTGAAGCCATGATCGACCTCGACCTATTCAAACCGTGGATTATCCATCTCAACCACGGCCATCGTCAATGGTTCGCTTATTCGTTGGGGCGGATCGTCTCTCAAGGCTATCAACTTCACGAAACCAACGAAGTCACAGTCTGGGACGGCAAGCCAATCACGTTCAAGAAAGACGATTGCTACATCACAGTAATCCGCGACATCGGCCGCACCGAATACGGCCACCGATCCGGCTTAGTTCTCATGAACGAGGCCGAGACATACGAGGTTAAGCTCTCAGTGAACACGCCGCTGGAAGTCGTTTTCTGCGCGGTCAAATACCTTCACAATGAAGACTAAAAGCGCCGTCCTTCTTATCATTCTGTTTCACATCCTATTCTTCATCTTCACAGCATGAGCTACGAACAACAAAAGATCTACTCAAGCCGCGACACAACGCCGCGAATGCGCCGATTAGCTGCACAACGTGACGCCAAGCGCGCTCAAGTCCAGATTATCCTTTCAGCCATCGCAGGCGGCATCTTGCTAGGGCTTCTTATTATCTGCCTTTCATTCCTTTAATATTACCATGATTATTAACATCACACTTAAAGATCCAGACGGCGTTTACGATGCTATTCAAGACGCTGCTGAAGAGCAGGTAAACGCCATCACAAACGTAACTGCTTCCGAAAAACGCCAGCTTATTCAGTCGCGTCACTTTCAAATCGACAAGGAGTTAGAGCCATGGATTGAATACAGCGAATACGTCCGCCTTCAAATCGACACTACAACCAAAACCGCAACCGTCCTTCTCAACAAATAACATCGCATCATTATGTCATCACAACTTACCACTACCGCCAAACCATCCGCGCTTGCCACTATGGCGGGCAAGTTTAACGTCGATCCCGCCAAGCTTCTAAGCACGCTCAAGAATACCGTGTTTAAGGGCGCATCTGACGACGAGCTTATGAGCCTTGTCATTGTCGCTAATGAATACGGCCTGAATCCGCTCACAAAGGAAATTTATGCCTTCCCTGCTAAAGGAGGCGGCATCGTTCCTGTTGTCTCCATCGACGGCTGGCTACGAATGATGAATGACCATCCGCAGTTCGACGGCATTGAGTTCGAGTTCTGCGAGTCTGACGGCAAGCTTATTTCATGCACGGCCATGATTTACCGGAAAGATCGCAAGCATCCAACTAGCGTCACTGAATACCTGGGCGAATGTCGTCGTAACACTGACCCGTGGAAGATGGAGCATCGCATGTTGCGTCACAAAGCAACGATTCAATGCGCTCGCGTGGCGTTTGGTTTCAGCGGCATCACTGACGAAGATGAAGCTGAGCGTATTGGAGCTGCTCGCGACGTGACGCCAAAGGCCACAGAATCCAAGCTTTTCAAGGAGGTTAAGGACATTCCAAATCCTCCTATTTACAAATCTCTGGCAACGTCGCCAGCGACCGACTCCGCGCCTGAACATTCCGATGTGTGCAAACAGGTTAATGCGGAGTCGGAATCTCTTTCCCTAGACGGCGGCGATGCCTCACCATCCGAGACACTGCGCGGACGTTTGGCCGCTGCTCGCGTGACATGGCCGGACGTTTACGGGGTCTTGGCAGATCAAGGCTTGGCTGACTCTGAATACGTCGTGATGAGCGAGGCTCCTAGCGATGTCATTTCGGCAGCACTGGCGCAGTTTGATAAGATCGTTGAAATTCTGAAAGGAGGTAAATAATATGAGCGCACAACATACACCTGGGCCTTGGAGTATCATCACAAGTGATACATGTGATCTTTACGCCGGCATTGAATCAGATAATTTTTCTATCGTGGTAATCGGATACCCAGAAGAAGATGATGACGGCGGCGTTCGCGGTAGGACTTTAGAGGAGGCCACAGCAAACGCCCACTTAATCGCCGCCGCTCCTGATTTGCTAGAGGCTTTGGAGGCAGTCATGCCTTATATTGTAGGAGACAAATGCGTGCCTTGGCAAAAGGCGCAATCAGCCATCGCCAAAGCGAAAGGAGAAGCTAAATGAGCACTTACAACAATCCATTCCCAGACGCCTCTAGCGCATCTGAAATGCATCGCGTATCAAATTGTCCACCGTCTAAAAAGATGGCAAGGCACACCAAAGACTACAGCGATAAGAAAGATGCCAACAAGGGCAACCAAGTTCACGACATCCTTGCGGGTGAAGTGGATGAAGATGAATCGCCATTCGATGCGGTCCAGACTGCGGAGATGTGCAATGACCAAGCCGAAAAGCTGCTGGCTAAGTGGCAAGATGCCAGTTTAGACACGCCGCTAGGCTTGAAAGAACTTCGCTACGGGTTAACCGAACTCGGCGGAGTCGTGCGAGTTGATGACCAAACAAAGGCGCGGATCCTTTTTACTGGGCAATTTGATTTGTTATACATCCAAGGCGGTGCGGGGCTGTTGATCGACTTCAAGGCGCTGCATGGGAAACACCCTAGCGCTATTGAAAACCCGCAGTTGATGAGCTTGGCTGTATTGGTAGCGAAGAAACACAAGCTAGCGTCCGTTCGCGTGGCGTTAGTACAGCCGTGGAAAGGCAAGCCAACGACGGCGGATTTATCAACCGCGGGCTTAGAACTGGCTGAATCGTGGTTGCTTGCAACACTGGAAGCTGAGCGGGTTTCAACGCTGGATGATCGCAAGTCGGGCGACTGGTGCCACAATTGCGCGGCACGTTTTGGGTGCCAAACCTTCCGAGATGCCCAGTTGCAAGAGATCGAGCGCATTGAACCAATGACGATCGCAGGCATGGACGACAAAACGCAGTCCGCTGCAATGTGGGCACGAGCTAACGAGTTGACGCCTGAGCAGCATATTGCGGCCTACAATGGTCTAGCGATGGTCAAGCGCTACGCTCACGCAATCGAGGCGAGTTTCAAGGCGCGTGTGGAAGCTGGTGAAATCCCAGGCTATACGACGCGGGAGAAAAAGGGCAAGCGCTCAATCTCGGACGTGGGCAAGGTGTTTGCTGCTTGTGCTTCTCACGGGGTTACGGCGGATGCTTTCACCGCTGAGTGCTCAATTGGCCTCGGATCGGTCAAGGAGTTGCTCAAGAATGCGACTCATGCAAAAGGCAAGGCGCTGGATAAATTGAGCGACGAAGTCTTGACGGGCTGCGTTGACACTGGCAAGGGTTCGTTGGAAATTGTCAAGGTTGGACAGTTGGAATAGGGTAGGAACATCACAAAACATTTGCCAAGGTCTGCAATTTGACGTATCAATTAGATATGAAATGCCAAGTTCATTCCTGCTCTGAATCTGTTTTTGCAAAAGGCTTTTGCCGTTCGCATTACAAATGCTTTAACCGTATTGGAAAGCCTGTTGCTGACAGGCTTACAATTCACGGCTCCATTGAAAAAAAGTTTTCCATTCGGTCACAAGCTCGAAATGAAAATGGATGCTGGATATGGAGCGGGAGTAAAGATCCTGACGGCTACGGCAATATTCGTGACGGTCAAAAAATGAAGCGCGCCCACCGCGTTTCATGGGAGCTTCACAATGGGCCGATTCCATCTGGCGTTCACATCCTTCACAAGTGCAATAACCCTTCATGCGTTAACCCTCAGCATTTAAAGCTTGGTAATCATACCGAGAATATGCAGGACAGGAAAGCCAACGGCAGGCCGTGGCATTCCGACAACCATAAGGAAGTGATGCGCGAGAAGATGAAAGGCCGCGCGATTACATGGGGCGCTAAACTGTCGGAAGCCCTCAAGAAGCTTACGCCTGAGCAATGCCTCGACATCCTGAGCCGCACGGCCAAGGGTGAGAAAGTAATCAATCTTGCTGCTGAATTTGGAGTTCATCGCACGACCATTAGCAAAATCAAAAAGAACACTTATTAAATGACCTCCAACTACTCCGAGCACATCGAGCAGCGCGCCCTTGTGGCGTGGGCCACGATCCAAAGCAAAACGATTCACGAGCTTGCCGCACTCTTCTCGGTGCCTAATGGGGCGCACGTTTCAAAAGCGCAAGCAGGCAAGCTCAAGTCTGAAGGCTTAAAAGCTGGCGTTCCTGACCTGTTCCTTGCGATTCCTCGCGGTGGCTACTCAGGAATGTTTATCGAAATGAAACGCATTACGGGCGGCATTGTCTCGGAAGCACAGAAAGAATGGCATCGCAGGTTGACGGAGAACGGCTATAAGGTCGTAGTCTGTCGCGGCTTCGATGTCGCAAAGGAAGAAATTATCAAATATCTCAAATCATGAAAAAACTAAACATATCAATCAATCTACTCCAACTTCAAGGAGCCTGCAAAGCCACAATCAAAGGTGAGGAGTGCGTTGTCATTCGACTCGCTAAATCACGCGCTAAGCCGCATCAAAACGGCAAGGTTTACCTGAATCTTGAGGCGGTCAGCAACAAGAACGGCGTGGACGATTACGGCAATACGCATTTTGTCGTGGAGCCACAAACCAAGGACGAGCGCGAAAACGGGGCCGATAAACTGCCAATCATTGGCAATGGTAAGGAGTGGTCGAATGAAGGGCAGCAAACGCAACCAGCGCGCACGACTCGGCAGATTCCGAGGGCGCAGCCGCAGGTTGAAACTGATTTAGAAGATCAAGACTCCATACCCTTTTGATATGAAAACTCAAAACATCACACTGAGACCATACCACAATCCTAAAGGCATCGACGAAAGTTTAGTGCCAAACGGCTTTAGATTCCGGTATGCCAACGAGATGCGGACTAAAACCACAAACCAGAATCTTAAATTTTGGAGCAGCCGTGGCGAATGGCAGCAGGCTCGGCTCCACGGCATCGACCCATTGGCAACCTACATCGTCCCAGTCGCATGATCGCCCGAAACATCACCAAATCCCTGCCAAAAGAGCAAGTCAAACGACTCATCCAGCGATGGCACGCGATCCGCCACTCAGGCTACACGAAAGCCAAAGCCGAAAAGCGCATCGGTTACACTGTCGAAAAGATGACGAGATGGGCGGAGGGTTATAACCTGGAGTTTAAATCATGACTCTCAAATCTGAGAATGTTATGGACAAGGTAACGGGTAGAGAGTAAATAAAGACTTGCCGATTAACAGGACTGGACCCCTGCGGCATTACATCCTATGAATCAAAAATCCTTCAATTCTGCTCACCGTGCCGTCATAGGCGGGGTCCACATGGCGAGTAGAGTTGAGGGTTTTTTATGTCTATGAAACCAACCCGAAAGCCCATTAGTAAATCAATTCGCTTTGCTGTATTTGCGCGAGATCAGTTCAAATGCAGATATTGCGGAACCGATGCCAATAGCGTCAAGCTTGTCATTGATCATATTATTCCAGTAAAAGTCGGCGGAAGCTCTGAGTCTGACAATTTGATTACAGCCTGCGAACCGTGCAATCAAGGCAAGTCGGCGCATGTCCTGCCTATGGGGCTGAGTGACACTGAGCGCGCCAAGATTAATCAGGAACGTGAATACCTTATTGAAATAGCCAAACTTGCCAAACGAGCTGAGAGGGCAAAAAAGAAGCTGCGCCAGACGCTTGTCAATAAGTGGTGCTCGGAAGTAGGCAGGGATAATATGGACCGCCGAGTTGCTACCATGCTTGTCAATTTTGCCGAGCAGCACGGGCCAGAGGACGTCATGGACTGGATTGAAATAGCCGTTGATCGAATTGGCGCTTACAAGAAAGACAACGATCTGGCTCGGTATGTATGCGGAATTCGAAAAAGAAAAATGGAGGAATCAAATTAATGAAGCGTTTTACCGAAACAAACAAATGGGAAGATCCATGGTTCAGGAAGTTGAAGCCTGAAATGAAATTGCTCTGGTCGTGGCTTTTGGATAGCTGCGATAACGCCGGAGTGATAGACCTGGATATTGAGCTGGCATCATTTCAGATAGGGTATTCATACCCTATAGATACTCTATCAGAATTTGCTCATAGGGTTATCAAATTGCAGTGCGGGAAGTTCTTTATTCCTAAATTCATTGAGTTTCAATACGGCAATCTTTCGAGAGAGTGTAAGGCTCATAATCCAATTTTCTCAAGTCTTGAAAAACATGGTTTGAAAGGGTATCCAAAGGGTATCCATACCCTACAAGAAAAGGAAAAGGATAAAGAAACGGAAACGGAAACGGAAAAAGAGCCGCAAAAAAAAGAAAAACGGGCTAAAGCCTCCACGATTCCAGATGACGAATGGATGAATCAACTCAAAGCCGATTCAGCTTACAACGGAATTAATATCAGCGCAGAATTTCAACGAGCGCATCAATGGTGCCTGAAAAACAATCGACAAAACACACGGCGATTTTTTCTCAACTGGTTATCGAAATGCGAGAAACCTTTGACCATCAAACCCAAGATCAATCAACCAAGATCCTGCTTATGACCTTACCACACTCCAACGAAGCAGAAAGCTCACTGATTTCCTGCTTTCTCCAAGATCCCACAAACCGGATAGGAGACGCCCGAAACACCCTCAACGTCTCCGCATTCCATAGCGATGCCCATAAACGCATCTTTACCGCCCTTGTGGCACTCTACGACAAAGGAGCGCCGATTGACCCGCCGCTAATCACTCAGCACTTCCGAAACAGAGGGGAATTGGAGGCCGTTGGTGGAGCTGCTTACATCTCGGAGTTGTTTTGCTTCATTCCAAATCCGGCGCATTACCTTGAATACAAGCGGGTAGTTCAGGACAAATACCTCGCCAGAAGGAACATTGAAGCTCATCAAGCTGCTCTTGAGGCGTTTCAAAACGAATCTCTACCCATCGCTGACGCCATCGAAAAAGCTCAAGCCGCACTGGATGCCGTGGAAAATGCCGTCGTTCGCAAGCTCTCAAGAATCACGATCCGTGAGGCTATTGGCCAAACGATGAATGAAATTGAAGAACGAATGAAACGAGGTGGAGCGCTGCCGGGATGGACGACGGGTTTTCCAATGATCGACGCCAAATGCGGCGGATTGCAAAAGGGTCGAGTCACGGTATTCGCTGGACTGCCAAGCGATGGGAAAAGCGCCATTATGCAGAATTGCGCGAGAAATGCGCTGGTATCTGGCGCTAAAGTGGCTTGGTATTCGTTAGAAATGCCCAATACGGAGCAGACACTGCGGCTTTTGTGTGAGGACAGCGGAGTTGATAATGGAGCGCTTTACAGTGGCCTTATGAGCCGAGGACAGCAGGACATGCTCAGAAGGTCGATTCAGTCGCTTTCGGATATGGGCTGTGATTTGGTGAATACTGATACCGCGAGCGCATCGGAGATTCTGGCAGACATTGAGCACGGAGGCTATGACATCGCCGTTGTGGACTACTTGCAACTTATGGAAGATGAAGGCCGGAAGGGTGCAACAAGGGAGGAGATCATCGCCCGTATTTCGCGCAGGATGAAACAAGTAGCCAAGCGGACGGGAACGCATATTTTGACGGCTTCTCAGTTGAATGATTCCGGCAAGCTTCGAGAATCCCGCGCCATTGGTCAGGATGCGGATGGCGTATTTATGATTTCCAAAGTCGAAAAAGAGAATGGCGAAGGGACTGATGACACGCTAAGGAATCTTTGGTGCGACAAGAACCGAGGCGGATCACGTCACTGGACGCTGCCGCTTGCTTTTAACGGTCCTACGTTTACGTTTAAGGAAATTGCAGAATGAAATTGAACGATTAAACTCACACAAGACTATGGCGAAATCAGAGATTGAAAACACGCAGGACAGCAACGCCATAGGCGTTATGTGCAGTGCCCTTGTTCGGCGTTTGTCGGCGTGGGCATGGCGTGACCAGATGCAACTCCAGCAAAACGTGAACGAAGATGCTCAGGCTCTCGTGGATGCACTGAAGCGCGGCGAAAGAGCTGACGCATACTGCGGATACGGCAGAGACGGGCAAGCGACGAACTACCGAGACGAACTGTGGTTCTCGCTCCGTGCGCTGAAGCCGAACGATCAAGGTCTGGCGACGGCGGGCGCTGGACTCTCGAAACCATGACAGGCAACTCCCCGCCGTTGCCAGCACTGCCGGGTTCAGCCCGAAACCACGCAAACCGATGAAACTAGAAGAAGCACGATCAGAAAGCCTGAAAAGCCAAGACTACCAAGCAGGATGGAACGCCGCTCACCACGACGTGACCGTTAATGGAACATGGTTCTCGATAAACAAGATCGAGGAACGCGGGTTCTCGCAAGACTACGTTGAGGGATACTTCGCGAGTCAAGACAACCTCTTGGAAGCACGCGCCGAAGCTAGGCTGAACATTGTCGAACAGAAACAAAATTGATGATATTGAGCACCCGTCCGCTTAAAAGCTACATCCAACGAATAAGCTTGACACAATTTCCACAAAGTGAGTAAAATCTTGAAAAGCGGAGTAATTGAGGGATAATCGAAATATGGAAACGACATCACAAGAACTCCCTCTCAGCGTTACTGATCAGATTTACGCTAATAATGAAGCGTTTAGCAAAGAGTTCGCGGACGCATGGAATGCTTATCTTGATAAAATGCTGAAAAAGGAGGAATTGAAATGCCAGCACTGAAGAATCAAAAGCACGAGAAGTTTGCTCAGGCTGTAGCATTGAATACGCCAGCGGCTCAGGCTTATCGTGATGGCTGGAATTGCTCAGATGCAACGGCTGAGACGAACGGCCCAAGACTTGCAAGAGATGCTCAGGTGACGCTCAGGATTGCAGAGCTTCGTGAAAAAGTGGCAGACAAGGCCGAAAAGAAGTTCGACATGTCCAAGGACAAATGGCTTGAACGACTCGCCAGAATTGCCGCAAGTGCCGAGGAAGTAGCCGACTTTTCAGCAGCTACGGGGGCTTTACGAGAGATTGGCAAAGGTGCGGGACATTACGCGCCTGAGAAGGTCGAGCATTCTGGAGCTACTGAAATCGTAATCAGGAAGTTATGAGCCGCACAATCAAGCAGCCATACCGCAAGAGCAGGCGATTTGATCGCTCCTGCCGGAATCATGGCAGTTGCTCGTATTGTCTCGGCAATCGAATGCATAAGCACCGCAAGCAGGAGGCTAGAGCTAATGACCATTGAACTACCTCACCGCTTCACGCCTCGTGATTACCAGCTCCCAATGTGGCGAGCCATGGACGAATCAAAGCGGTGCTTGATGGTGTTTCATCGCCGCGCAGGTAAGGACAAGTTATGCTTTAACCGACTCATTACCAAAGCTGTAGAAAAGCCGTGCAACCTAGCTTATTATTTTCCAACGGCAGCACTAGGCCGCAAGGCTTTATGGACTAACGTGGACGTGACTAATGGAATGCGCGTCATTGACCACATCCCGAAAGAGCTGCTAGCCAAGCCACCGAATCAGACGGACATGCGGATTGAGCTCATCAACGGCAGCACGATCCAGATTCTAGGGACTGACAACCTAGACGTTGTGGGCGGCAACTATTACGGCGTCGTGTTCTCCGAGTTCCAGAATCAAAATCCTCTAGCTTGGGACTACACGCGCCCGATTCTGGCAGAAAATGGCGGCTTTGCATGGTTCAATGGCACACCTCGCGGAGAGAATCACTTCTTCGACATGCTCAAGATGGCGGCAGCGAACGAGTCGTGGTTCTCCCAGGTGCTCAGCGTTGAGGACACGAAAGCTATTACGCTGGCACAGATCGACGAGGAAAGACGATCGGGAATGTCTGAGCCGCTGATTCGACAAGAGTTTTATTGCGACTTCAACATTGCCAACGAGAACGCTATCTACGGGCGATACATGACGAAAGCGGCGGAACAAGGTAGAATTGGACCATTCCCGATTGATGGACGTTCGCCAGTGCATACTTTCTGGGATCTTGGAGGGCCTCGAAACACTGCCGTTTGGTATGGTCAACGCGTGCCATTTGGTGGCTGGCGTTGGATTGACGTTGATATTGGCCCTGTTGGAGCTGATGACACGATTCTGTCAAGGTTCGCCCACATGAACGCGAAGGGCTACAAATACGGCAAGCACTTCATGCCGCATGATGCGCGCCAGACTCAACGCAACGGCGTGACGTTTGAGGCCGATGCCATCACGGCAGGTTTCAAGAACATTCAGGTCGTGCCTGTTATCCCTGACGTTTGGATGGGAATTGATTACGTTATGGGCCTTATGCCTACGTTTGAGTTTCGCCTGCCAGCTTGCGAGCGTGGCGTCAAAGCGCTTAAAGCTTACGAGTCCGCGCCGGATTCAAGCTCTGGAATTGTCCGCAATGTGCCGCTTCGCACTTGGGCGTCACACGTTGCCGATGCTGTCCGAACGATGGCGGAGGCTGATAGACTTGGCTTGATTCCTGGCTATAACGGTCCAGAGTCACCAGCAAGACGACGAAACGACACTCAGGATACAGGAGGTTATTGACATGACATCACATTACGTTGCTGACAAGGAATGGAATCAAGTGCTTGATCGCGCCAAAATGAACCGCTCCCACAAATGCTCATATTGCGCTTCAACTTACACCGCTGAACGCTGCCCGTCGTGCGGTGCATCGCATCCAATTGATTTGAAATCGGATCGCATTAAGGTTAAGATCGGTCCGCCCGTTAGAGTGTTAAATAAAAGAGTCGTTAAACTTGAAATAGTATGACATCACAAAAACAAGCCAAAATCGACTTCAGCGGCATTACGGACTGGAACCAAACAAACGAGGCAATTGCTAAGCAGTTGAGATGCTGTGAAAAATCGGTGCGAACCGCCCGAAGAGCCAGAGGCCTGCCAAGAGCGCCAGATAAAGCTAAGTGCTCAATATTGAAAGAAAGGCTTTCACGAATCAGGGATGAAGCATGGAAGGAATACGGCAATCACCATATCGCTAGAATTCTAGATTGTTCAGTGACTGCCGTTCGAATGTTTCGAGTGACTAACGGCAAGCCAGCTTTAACTCGCAGGTGAAGTTTTATCAACACCCATCAAATAACGATCAAATGACACCACAAAAAAGAGCCGCCATCGTTGCCGCTGAACTCGGCATGGACTTCACGAAGACGCTTCTGGAGCATCTGGACGAATCGAGTTACATTTACAGCTCGCCTGACTGTTTTATTCTGGCTGTGGATGCCGTGAGGGAATTTGGCGAGGACTGCCAGCAAGAAGCTGTGTTTGTGACTTTAGCTTGTGGGAATATGCGTGAATTTATGGACATTGACCCAAGGCGAGAAACCCGCGTTTGGCTTGGTTTTTGTAGAGTTAACGGCGGAGAGGTCCACTGGATCGAATACCAAAGGGCTAGGAGAATGGCAAATAAAGATCCCTTAATGACTTTTGAGGCGTGTCTTGATCTTCAAAAGATCCGGTAACAATAAACTTGCTTGGCGTAGTTTCTCAAAATTGAGTTGCCTAATCTCTCAAAAGTGAGAATATCGCGGCATTATGGCCGATGTATTCGATCTACTAATTCCCGCGCCTGCTGTTTACAGCCGCATTGGCTGGCAATCGCTACCTCCTTGCAACGGAGGAAAAGCCAAAGCACCTACACCGCCACCCGCGCAACCCGCGCCAGTGCGTGCAGATTCAGCGGCTGGCGAACAAGCTTACACCGCCGCAAGTCGCAGGCAGGGGTTACGCTCAACAGTCAATCCAGCTAACCCTTTAGCGCCGTCGTCTGCCCTTGGTGCCATGGGTAAACTTGGCGTAGGCGGTGAGGGCGTGATGATTAACAACGCCAAAACGGCAGCCGCCAAGCCCAAACTCACCGGAATCGCCGCAGCGATGGGAGGCTTGAAATGAATTACCAAGACGAAGGCACCGAGCAGACAAAAGCCTGGGTCAAGAAAAATGACAGGCTCAAGGGCGAGCGCGAAGTCTGGGAAACCATGTGGCAAGAGATCGCCGAACACGTTTTCCCGCGCAAAGCTGGCGTCACTCAGAAAGACTACACGCCCAATAACCAGCGTGATGCTTACCTTTACGACGGCACCGCGAAAGACAGCCTAGAACGTGCCGTTGCTGGTTACATGACGTGGACCACTGACAAATCACAGCCGTGGTTCGAGTTCACGCCCACCTTGCAGCATCGCAACTCTGAACCTGTTAAGAACTGGTTACGTGAATGCTCCATGCTTGGCGCTGAGTATGTCGCTAACTCTAACTTCTACGCTGAACGGCACGAAAGCCTTTTCGACAAGTGGGGCTTTGGGACAGACTGCCTATTTTCGCAGGTGACGCCAGACAGGCAGACACGATTTGAAAAGATTCGCGTAGGAACTTACGTCTTTTGGACTGATTGGATGGGCCGTGCTGAAGGTTTGATCCGCGAGTTTGACCTCACCGCATCGCAGGCTGAAGGGCAGTTTGGCCGCGAGAATCTGCCGAAATGCATCACGGACGCGTTGACCAACGACACGGGCAAGAAGTTCACTTTCCTTCACATTGTAGAGCCACGTCCGGCCAAAGATCGAGGCGATGGCACAGGCTACGAGGTCGGCAAACGAAAGGCTTTCCTCTCGGCCTACGTTGAGAAATCGTCGTGCAAGATCGTCCAAGAGGGCGGCTTTGATTCGTTCCCGTTCACCGTTGGCAGATTCCTCAAGTGGGACGCCATGCACGGCGAAACAGAATGGGGCTTTGGTCCTGGCTTCTCGCTGCTTCCTGAGTCTCGGCAGCTCAATTTCATGTCTAAAATGATGGACGTTTACAGTGAGAAGACTGTATTCCCTCCGCTCATGGTGCCGGATACCTACGAGGGCACGCTCAAGACTTCCGCACGCGCAACGAATTACTATCCCGCCGGCGTCGGCGCTGATTCGATCTTCCCGTTGCAAGTAACGGGCGATTGGTCCGTTGCGATGGAACGGCTCAAGATGCGCCAAGAAATGATTAAGCGCGTCTGTCACCTCGACATGTTCCAAATGTTCGCCCAAAACGCGGCAGCTAACCGAGAGATGACGGCTTATGAGGCGTCTCAATTGGCAGGCGAAAAGCTTGAGGCCATCTCTCCCGCGTTTGATCGTGACACCACCGAGTCAATCAACCCTCACGTCATTCGCTGCTTTGAAGGCTGGGCTGAGAACGGGATGCTTCCGCCGCCACCCGAAGAGGCTATTGTCCAGGTTGGTCCTAGCTTGATCCAAGTTCCTAACCCAACCGTGACCATGACAAATCGCTTGGCGCTGGCCTTGCGTGCTCTCTCCATGCGTTCGGCTGATAACCACATCCAGTCGGTCCTTTCGATTGCTGCAGTCGTTCCCGACATCGTGGACACAGTAAACTTTGATTTCTACTCCACCGAACGCGCTCGCTTGGCTGGCTGTGATCCTCATTTGCTCCGACCCATGGAGGAAGTCGCGCAACTTCGGCAGGCTAGGGCGCAGGCCGCGCAGGCTCAGCAAGCCGCGATGATGGCCAAAGAAATGGCCGGAGCTGTAAAAAATGTTGGCGGAGTCGATAAAGCTAGGGAATTAGTAGGCGGGTAATTCAGCCCAACATCACCGAACATCACAAATGAAAACACGTCCACGTCACATCTTCACGGCATTAGCTGCACTTGCGGGAATGTCCGCGCCTTCGCCATCGGTCATCATGCCGATCAACGCAGCGCCAGCCGCATCTATTGCCGCTAGTTCAATGGCATTGAAAAACACTCAGCAGCCGCGCAGGCATCTGCCTTTCTTCAATTATCAAACGCCAAAGAATCCTCATCGCTCGCGCATTTTCAAGCATTTCTCGCTCTCCCAGCGTCAACGCCGGAAGTTTAACCGTCAACGCCACGCCGCTGGATTTAAGGGGGCTTTCGCGTGAACAAATCAAACATCTCTGAGGCGCTGGCCATTGGCTGGTTTATTGCTGCTAACGGCGCAAGAACTGACGGCGCTTATTGGTTCTGCACAATTTGCGGAGTGATTGGTTTTACCATGTGCATATCTTTTGCAATTAAAAGGGGGGCGCAATGATCCCGACCATCACCGAACATCACGCAATGGAAACATCACGACTCATCAAGTATTTAAGGGCCGCAACAGGCGGCATGGAAATGGAATACCGAGAATACAGGCTTGGGGTTATTGCTCTTTGTGATTTATCCGAAGCAATGGCTGCTAAAATTGAAAGCCTTGAATCTGAATCATTGAAAGCCTTTGAATCTCAATTAGAGGAGGGCGCAAGAGAATGACTCCGACCATCTCCGAACTTCTCCAGCCCTTAGACGAGCGCGAAAGGCTAAACGTAGATCGTGCAGCCGCTCGCTTGTTCAGCAATGACGATTTCCAGCTTGTATTCAGGAAGCTCAACATGGATTGCGGCGGCGTTTTCGGCGCTGTATTCCTGCCAGCGAACAACGGTGACACCGTAAAAGCTGGTGCGGTGGACGGGTCAAAAGGTCCGGTTAGATGGCTGCTTGATCGTTTTATTCACCAACACGAAGAGAAACAAGAACCGAAGGAGCAAGAGACATGATAGCAATCGAACAAAACCAAATCCTGCGCGATGGCGAGCTTATCGGCTCCATTGACGGCAACAAGGCTTACCTGCTCAAGAAGCAAGGCGGAGTCATTATCGGCCAAATCAAGAAGGCTGCTGGCATTGAGCTTGATTTTGATGTGGTTGCCGAGCTTCCAACTGACAAGGAATCCTTGACGGTTGAACCAATTTCCGCCGCTGGTTTACTGTCTTTTCCCAGCGCGTCGGAGGCTGAGTCTGTGCGTGATGTCGCAGGCTCAGCCATTGCTTTTGAAGGATCGAAGGCTAGCCAGATTCTAGAGTCTGTCTCTCCAGCCTTCGACACGTCTAGCTTTGACTGCACTTACGAGCAGAATCCAAAGCTTTTCGCCCAGTGCTTTGTGAACACCTATGGCGCTCACGGCTATAGCGAATGGCTGAAATTGAACGGGAAATAATATCATGAGCGACACCAACGAAACACCAACGCCAGATACTTCAATTCTGGCAAGCCAAGCCAATCCAGCGCCAGTCGATCCGACTCCAGCGCCACCGCCTACGCCAAGTCTTAACCCTCGGCCTGATTACATCCCAGCCAAGTTCTGGGATGAGTCCAAAGGTGAACCCAAGCTCGATCAGCTTGGTGCAAGCTACATCTCACTTGAGAAGGCCTTCTCTTCCAAGCGCGAAGTCAAGAAGCCTGGGACTGATGCCAAGCCGGAAGAAATCGCCGCTTATCAGTCCGAGTTGAGGAAGATCACAGGCGCTCCCGATAAGCCGGAAGGCTACGGGTTGAAAGCTCCCGAGAATCTGCCGGAAGGCGTGGAATGGAACGCCGAGCTTGCGACAAAAGCCGCGACCATCGCCCACAAATACAGCGTGCCGCCGGAAGCATTACAGGAGCTAATCGCACTCAATAACGAGAACGTGGGCGGAATAATGGCTAAATCTGCCGAGGCTCAGAAAGCTCAGCGTGACGAGATGATTGCCGGCCTGAATGCCGAGTGGAAAGACCAAGCTTCAAACAACTGGCAACGTGCAGCCCGTGGAGCCATTGCGCTAGGGATTGACATCAACTCAAGTGAGCTGGCAAACAATGCCGAGTTCATCAAGGCCGCGTTGGCTGTCGATAAGCTCATTGGCGAGGATACGAAACTCATCGGCGCTGAATCTTCACAGGCTACTTATGAAGAACGCATGGATAAATTGCGCGTTTCAGATGCTTACCAAGGCAAGCTTGGACCTGCTAAGCAAGAGGAAGCCATGAAGCAAATGCAGCAGTTTTATCAGGCTAGCAGAGCGTAACAATTTCCGGTAGCACGGAACTGCGCACATTACGCGATGGCCGTATGGATGAAAGTCCTGAGGCAAATGATAAGCGGCCCTTTAATCGGGGCCGCTTTTTTGCGCTTATTCACAATCGCTCAACGTGCTTTTGTATTTCTGCAATTACCGACTCAATTGGCGTTGCCGTGGTGTAATAAACAATCGGCAAATCATAGGCTTTATATTTGCGATTCTGGCGAGTTTTCTTTCCGTTCCTGAGCGCATTTGCATCATTGTTTTTCACTTCAATAATAACGGCTCCATAATGACCACGAAAGATAACAAGATCGAAAAAACTTCTCTCACCATCAAATAATGACGGCACTTCGCCGCGAACATCAAAGCCAAGCTTTTTCAGGCAAAAATACAATTCAGCCTGCATTTCAAATTCAGACCGTTTAACTGGTTGGTTTATAAGAGCATTCACTTCGGGTAATGGTGAGATTCAGCAACGGCACAGAGTTCCCTTTCGAGGAACCTGAGCCGTAAAGTTTCTTCGGTATAAAGGAGCCGATTCGAGCTTTAGACACCCCTTGCGGGACCGCAACTGCTACGGGCCTTCCACGGCATAGAGCAGAGTTTTATCGGTAGTATCATTATTTGCTTTCGCCTGAATTGCAGTCCGGCGAATCCGTAAAATCAAACTGGCACCGCCCTATCTCACCTTCTCAGGGGCGACTTCGGGCGCTAGATAGCCAAAACGCAAAAGGCCGAACTGGTTGCAGCAGTTCGGCCTAAGCGGGTTTCACTCCGGTGGTCGGATCACTCCTGCAACGGGTGAAACCTATTTGAATCTGCCTGAAAATAGAACGTCGGCAAGAATTAACAAGGGAATTTTTACCCTATCCTCTCAAAATTGAGAAAAAAGGACTTGCACCAATTATCATTTGTGAGAATCTGAAAACGT